AACCCCATCGCCGTCGGTATCTACCAAATAAAATACCTTCTGGACCTCTATAATTTCCCCCTGAAACTGTGCAGAATCCATGTCATTTTCACTTTCACTACGTGAACGTGCACGGGATTCTTCATCGGTTTTATGGGTAGTTGCTTTGAGGCCATTTACCGTTTCTTGGTCATAACCCATCTGTATAAGTTGCGACCTGGTTTTATAAACAGTATGACACACAAATCGGGCATCATGAAGGTATATAGAATTATGGTCTTGGTTTACAGCGAAATTATCTGGAGCAACAGATTCAATTTTAAGTTGTTTTACTGGTATTTTAGTTTTTACTTGGAGATTATAGAGTGGTTCCTGTATAAGATTATTATCTGTATCAAATATGGCGTCCTGGATATCCTCAGCGGCGGTTATTTCATTATTTGGGTCTTGGAGTATTTGCTGAGCAGGCATTAACCCAACATTTTCATAAGAATTTTCTTCTATTTCAAAATGTTCATCGACATATATTTCAATAATGCCGTTACGCTGCAAAAGACCATCTTTAATGGCCCCAGTAAACTCAATAAACCCATTGTTCTGATTTAGGATGGTCCAGTTTACTGCATCAGATTCTATTTTTGCCTGATTTGACTCTTCTACACTATACGCTTCAAACTCCCCAAGACAATCTGTAGCAAATGACGGCATGATTTGAGCAACAGTTTGCTCTACCATATCTGCTAAATCCATAGAGATTACTTTTGACCGGCCTTCTACTTCGTCCCCTCGGGGTTTTCCAAAATAATAATCCAAAGAGTTTGTCCATGCCTCAGTAATTTCTGAGTCATCAGCCCCTTGGTTATTACTTCCACTCCCACCAATAGAATACTGTAACTCCCGGTCTATAAGCCCGGCAAGATCGATATCGTCAACTATAGCCAATTCACGACTCATATAACAGCCCTATCGTCGTATTCAAGTTCATCATACATCCATTGCGGGTCATGTCTAGGAGATACGCCGCCCATTCTAAAAGCGTCTGCGGGGTGAGAAGCCCAATCATGTATTGGTGTAATGCCTACAGTTTTTAAGTCTTCATGATATTTCGGCCTATAAGACTTAAGAGCTTCAATTCCCCTGTCACATTTAGTAGCGTCGAACCAGACTTGGCCCAACATGCCGCGCGTAGCATCGATGCCATCTTTGATTGTCATCCTAGGGGCAATTTCGAAACTAATTCCGTGTTTATCAGCAACTTCAAGACGACTTTTTCCAGAAGTATATTCATGTTGTTCTATATCATGTGGTCCAATGTGCCTAGAGTATACATAGGGTTTCTCTTTGACATACTTTAGATAATGTGTAAAGGGTTCCCCTCGCATTTCATAAAAATCAATAGCATGATACTTAGTTCCAAGATCCTGCATAAACCAAATGACGGTAGAATCACGCAGCCCAATATCCCACCAAGTTTCTACGGGGTAGTCTGGGTTGTATGGAACATCTGTAATACGTTTCTCGATCCTTGCGAGTTCCATTTGTTTGGCATAATATGCCCCTTTAATGGCCGCTTCAAAGCTACAGAAATATTCTTGTTGTATCAGTTCCTCTGCCATGCCCGAATTGCGTTCTTCCAATATCATTTCGGGGGTCATTATAGGGTTATTTTCATTATCGAAGGTATCGTCAACTGTCAGAAGTTCACAAAACCATTTTTTATTAGTTGTGGCCATCTTATAGAGGTCATAACCGTGGTTTTTACCCCTCGGAGTATATGGGAAAATGGCCCACCCGTGGTTTTCCAGGAGTATTGGGCGTATGAAATCCCATGCATCGGGGTCTGCCACGGCATATTCCGACATTATAACCCCTACGGGGTTTGTTCCCACTACCGAGTCATAGTTATCGGACCCTACAACTTGCCAAATGGAGCCGTTTTTGAATTTTATTTGCATTTCCCCGTTATGAGTAGTTTCTCTCAGGTCTTTCGGAAATGCTTGATCAATCATTCTGCGCCCGAACTTGTCTATACCATCCCAGACAACTTTTCGACCCTGATTAAGGGTCGGAAGCATATGCCAATAAGTACCTACCCGCATATGAGTTGCCATTGCGGTAAAGTTCAAGGCCATAGAATCCTTTCCAGCCCGACGATGGTAGACAGTAATTGCCCGTTTATCTTCCAAGGGAGGGTCTTCGAACATATAATCGAAAAACCGTTGCTGGTATGGTCTTGCTTCCCAGTCATTTGGAAGATCAATCGCCATGTTCTATAATAATTTCTGGTTTCTCGGACATTACAGAATTAAAGTTAAGGTTCACAGAAACGTTTCCGGAACCCCCTGAACCGTTCTCATAGAATTTTGTAGACTTCCCAAGTTCTCTCAGAACGCTCACCAATTCATTCGAATGAAACTTTTTAACTTGCATCTCAATTCCGTCCTTATCAACAGCCGGAATTGGTTCCTCCCCCATTAATTTTGGAAGCAATTGAATATATTGTGAGCGTATAAAATCTTCTGTTATGATATTCGGAATATTTCGTTTTTCCAATAAATCGGATATATAAGCCGATATAAGGGGGTTTCTAACCAATGACATGCCCGAATTAGGGGATCTCCCTATCGATTCTGCTGCTTTTCGGTGATTATAGTGCTCCAAATATGCATACGCAAATGCCTTGAGATCCAATGGGAAATCAACCCAATTATTGTCCCTATGCCGGTTTATCTGCCGGGAGGTTTCTTCCTGGTCTTCAATGTTTACGATGGCATTCATGATATATTAAAAATATATGGATGGTCTTTCAGAATCCAGGGAGCATTTTCTGAAAGATTCTTAATTAGGTGAACCTCCACCTCTTGAGCTATTGTAGACGGCCTTTCCAATAAAGCCTCATCTAACTGTGATTCTCGCATGCGGAGGTATGCATCGGGTGTTGGCGATGTATTATGCTGTAAATCACTCTCTTCGCTTGGAGTTAGGTGGAGGTTCATTTCTTGTAACCCTTCTTAGGCTTGCGAGAGAACTTCCTGGCAACAGACTTCGAAGGACATTTCTTCGATTTTTTCTTACTATGGGCACACATACCCATAAACCGCTGCTGTTTGGCAGACTTAGCAGGCATTGCTTATGACGTTAATTACGGTTTCCATAACATCCATTTTAACACACCGGGAACTCGATGTCAAGCAGAGCGTATCTATAGGGGCATAAATAGGATTTATAGACGCATGGCGGACACCAATATAATAAAAAACGAAAAGTCGATACCGACCGACCCCGTATTGAGATATATCCCCGAGGCCACGGGAAGCCACCGGAGCGGCTCGGGACGGGGAGTCGGTATATCGGGGCCGGGTCGAGTCCACGCGGCTCCCGTGGCTCGGGGGAAAGCCCATAGGAAATGGAAGGTGGGTGTCGGCTCAAGGGTATTATGGCGATATTCGTTATTTCGGGAGAAGAACTTGGAGTACCTGTTTGATTTTTTCGCGCGCGCGCCCCCCCGCCCCCTGCGCGCCTGTGCGCCGGGCGGGCGGCGGTTGCGGGCCGGGCGGGCGGCGGGCCGGGCGGCGGGTGTTGCGTGTGCGCAACAGGGCGGGCGGCGGGCGTTGCGTGTGCGCAACATATCTCCCCTGGGCGGCGCTCATATCTCCATTGGGATATGGTGCGGCGGGCTTGCGTGCTGTACAATGGAGGTCTGGTCACGGGGGGCATCCCGCAACCCGGCCAGACACGACAACGAGGAGCACGACATGAGCAACAGCAACAGAGAGACCAAGGCAACGATCGCAGCACAGGTGGCCGAGCTGGCCGAGGGCACGGACCTGACGTGGCTGACCAAGGCGCACACCAAGGCGCAACTGACCGACCTGCGTGACGTCCTGCTGGCCGCCGAGCCGGAAGAGGGCGAACTGACGCAGGCCCAGGCGATGAGCCGCAAGTTGCGGGAGGCGAGGCAACGGTACGAGGTCACGGTCGCAGCCAGCGGCAACGCCAGCGCAGACAACGCAGACGTGATCGCCCAGGCCTTGCGGGGTCTGGAACCCAAGCAGGTGGTTGCTGCAGCAGAGCGGATCCTGGGAATGACGGAAGGGGAACTCTGGGCCAAGTACGAGCGGCTGAATCCCGGCCAGCAACGGATGAACGCAGGCAACCGGATCCGTGGTGCGATCAAGCGCGGTGACGTGGTTGCTGACGAAGTCATCGCACAACTGCACTGAGCAACACCAACAGCCCGGTTCCACGTGGAACCGGGCAACCAACGAGGACGAGAA